TGGTGGCGGCTCTGGCGGTGGCGGTATTGATACGTCTAGTCGCCCGGGTGGTTCTTCTTACCAAGGAGGCGCAGGTGGTGGTTCTGGTGGGGGCGCTGGCGGTGGAACTCCTCAAAATGGTGGCGAGGGTGGTTCAAATACTGGAAACACTGCTGGTGGTGGCGCGGCTGGTGCGGCTGCAGTATCGTCTACAAGCGCGGGAAGCGCGGGTGGTGCTGGTGCTTTCCGTCAAGGTGGCGGCGGTGGCGGTAGTGGTGGCAGTACATCTGGTGTGGGGGGCGCTGGCGGTGCGGGTGGTACTGGTGCTGGTGGCGGCGGTGGCGGCGCGGCAAATGCTGGATCAAATTCAGGCGCTGGTGGCAATGGTGGCGATGGCTTGTGCCGTGTCTACACTTGGTAAGGAACAAACATGACGAACAGATTTGCAATTATTGAAAACGGCACAGTGGTCAATGTGGTTGTTGCCGATGCAGAAATCGCTTCTGCTAACGGTTGGATCGCATGCCCTGACGCTGGCCCCGGCTGGACTTACGCTGATGGCGTATTTACTGCACCTGTTGTGGTAGAACCCGTAGCGCCACCCGCACCAACCAAAGAAGAACTGCTTGCGCAACTTAATGCGCTGTCAGCCCAAATTCAAGCATTGGAGTAAATCATGCCAGTAGTAATCACAGGTAACAACACCCCCACGGCGGGCGGCATAACCTACGGCGACGGGACAACCTACGCAAACACAGCGGCTGGGACTTCTGGTCAAGTGTTGCAAAGTAATGGTGCTTCGGCTCCGTCATGGGTAACAGCTAGTCCTGCGGCAATGACATTGATTAGCACACAAACTGCATCGAGTTCTGCTTCTATTTCATGGACAGGTTTGAGTGGGTATAACCACTACATGTTGATTATTGATGGTATTGCCCCAGCATCAGGGGGTTTAGTTTTTTATGTGCAAGTTGGAACAGGAGCTGGCCCAACATATATTACGTCTGGCTACAACACTAATAGTCTTGCGGCACTTGGCAATGGTGCTCCATATAACTACGCTGGTTCAACTGCTGGGTTAATTGTGACAGACTTTTGGAATAGCGGTATACGCTCTACTTCTTATGTAAGTGGAAATATTACTTTAAACAATATGACAAATTCCAAACTAGCAATTGGGGCTGGTATTGTTTCATATGTTGACCACACTAATAATCTGTTTGCTTTAACATCAGTTAATGGTCAGTCTACGGGTAACACAACCGCAAAGACCGCTGTTCGTATTTTATTTGACGCAGGAAATATTGCGTCTGGTACAGCATCACTTTATGGAATTACATCATGAGCCAATACACACATAACATGGTTAACGGTGTTCGGGTTGATCTGACACCTGAAGAGATTGCTGAGTTGGAAGCCCGCGATGCGGCTTATGTAGCACCAACACCTGCACCCGCACCAACCAAAGAACAACTGCTTGCCGAGTTGCAGGCTCTCACAGCAAAAATTAACGCACTGGGGTAACACATGACCACAACAATCAATGCAGATACAGTAGTTGGCGGCGCGGTCGTCACGGCTGATGCGTCTGGAGAGCTGGCTTTGCAATCAGGCGGTTCTACTAAATTAACAGTAGCTTCTGGTGGCGTAACGCTTGCAACGCCTTTGCCTGTTGGCTCTGGAGGTACGGGTGCTACAAGTTTGAGCGGTATTACTGTTGGTACAGCTACGACAGCTACTACAGCGACAACTGCTACCAATCTTGCTGGCGGCTCTAACGGAACAATCCCTTATCAGTCTGCTTCAGGTACAACACAAATGCTGGCAGTTGGATCTGCTGGTCAAGTGTTACAAACAAATGGTGCGGGTGCGCCAACATGGGTGGCGGCTGGTGGTGGTTCATGGATTTATTTATCCACAGTAACTGCAAGTGCCGCATCAACAATTGATGTTGAAACAACTTTTGACGCTACTTATGATATGTATGCAATGGTTTTTAGTGGGTTTTATTTTGACTCTGGTGGCGCATCAACTGTAAGTTTTAGGTTAAAAGTTGGCGGTACATATCAAACCAGTAGTTATGGATATGCGGCTTTTACTGCTGAATCAACTACAACGGGTAGAGCTGGAAATTCTGGAACAGCAACAGCAATTTCAACTGGCTTTGGATACAACTATGGCAGTAATATTCAAAATCCAGCGTCAGGAGTTGTTTACATTCAAAACCCTGAATCAACTAATAGTTATAAAAACATTTGGGGTGACATTGGAGGTCAAGCAACTGGTAGTTTTGTTAGAGATATTTTTACTGGCGGTTATCTAGGTTTAGCCGCTTTAACAGGCGTTAGATTTATACCTAGTAACGGCACATCAACTATGACTGGCGTTGTCCGCTTGTATGGCATTAAAAATAGTTAAGGAATAATCATGTCAAGACATCACGCAACCGCAGAAGGTAATATTCCTTTTACTGCTGAAGAAGAAGCTGAATGGGAAGCACAAGCCGCAGTCTATGCCGCTGGTGCTGATTCCCGTAAAGCCGCTGAAGTTCGTACAGAACGAAATACAAAACTAGCCTCTACCGATTGGACGCAAGCCGCTGATGTGCCGCAAACTTTAAAAGACAGTTATGTTTCTTATCGCCAAGCATTGCGAGATGTGCCACAACAATCAGGCTTTCCAAATCAAGTTGTTTGGCCTGAGTCACCCTAATCATGTGGGACTGGGCTGAAGCATTCATTGCGGCGGCCTGTATAGTGGCCTTTGTCATCTATGGCACGTACATAATTGCTTGGACTTTAGTGTGATTCTCATAGACCCCATAGCAGCACTGGATGGGTTGCAAAATGCCATCAGCATGGTCAAGAAGGCCAGCAAGGTTGCCAATGATTTAGGCGGTCTTGCCCCGATGATTGGCAAGATGTTTGATGCTAGGAGCACCGCTACCAAAGCGATGATCGAGGCCAAGCGTTCCAAGAAGGGTTCCAACATGGGAACCGCGCTACAGATTGAGATGGTGCTTGAGCAAGCCAGAGCGTTTGAGGAGGAGTTAAAACTGCTCTTTATGACTACTGGCAAGATGGACGTATGGCAGAAAATTAAAGCTCGTCAAGCCGCGATGGACTTGGCAGATGCTAAAGAAATGAAGGCTCTACGGCTTGAAGAGAAGAAGCAAAAAGAAGCCGAGGAAGAGCAGACGGTTTACTTGGTAGCTGGATTGGCAATTGTTTTTCTTGTAACGCTGATTGCTTTTGGTTTGACTGAGTTGCAAAATATGTGCGGCAAAGCAGGATGTGGGCGGTGAATGAGTACCAGAAGCAATTTGACCTCTTCCTTAAAGTCTTTGTGCGGTTGTGCATTGCTTGGTGGGTGCTTGGGTTTCTCCAGTTCCTGCCTGATGACTTGTCAAATAAGATTGTGAATAAATTACTTGGAATGATTGGACTAGGATGAGTGACGAAAAGCCAGCAGACATACTAAGCAAGGTGCTGTCCTATGTGGATAGTCCATTTAAACTGTTTGCGCTGATACTCATGGCGGTGTTTGCCTTCTCTGGATACTTTGTTTGGCAGAACCAAGAACTACTAATGGGTGCGTACAAAGAGTCCAAAAAGATGCCGAGCATTGTCGAGGACAGGGTAGAAGACGCTGCTGCTCACTTATTCAAAACCACCAACGCCACCATTGTTGCTGTGTTTAAAGTAAATCCTATGTTTGGAACCAGAGTGCTGTACCGCGCTTACACCAAAGAAGGCCGAGATAAAACCAACGATGGGCTTGACGTTGGCCTGTTTACCCAGAACGCAGCCAACAATGCAGATGTGGTTAAGCTGATGGCTAGTGAGATACCTTGCGGAGAGTACCGTTCAGCGCAGTCCGAAATGGGCTTGTGGTACATCGCCAAGGGGGTTGCCTACACTTGCCGAATTAGTATTCCACCTGATCCAAACAGATTTGTAGGCCAGATTACTGTGGGTTGGGATAGTGAACCAGCCGACATTCAAGTAACGAGAACCATGATGGATATTGCAGCCACCATGCTTTCAAGGAGTAAACAGTAATGGCGCAGTTCGAACCAGCCTTTGAGCAAATGATGCAAGACGAGGGCGGCTACGTCCTCCACGAAGTGCCCGGCGACACGGGGGGTATGACTTACGCTGGTATTGCTAGGAACAAGAACCCGCAGTGGCCCGGTTGGGCATTAGTGGACAAGAAAGAGCTTGGCGGCTCCCTTACGCCTATGGTGCGTGAGTTCTATCGTGCAGAGTTTTGGGACAAGATGCGTGGTAATGAGATTTCAAACCAAGACGTGGCTAACACCATCTTTAACTTTGGTGTAAACGCTGGCATGGGTATGGCTGTAAAGCTGGCGCAACTCGTGGTAGGTGCTACCCCTGACGGTGGTATTGGTGCAAAGACTATTGAGCGACTCAACCAGATTCCTGACGGCCAGCGGTTTAAGGAGCAGTATGCCTTGGCCAAGATTGCCCGGTATGTGGAGATTTGCAACAAGAACCCCGTACAGGTCAAGTTCCTCAAGGGCTGGCTAAACCGCACACTGAAAGGTTTGAAATGAGCTTGCTTGCCGTTGGATCAATTATTGAAGCCGTGGGCAAGGTTGCAGGCGACCTGATTACCACCGACAAAGAAAAGATGGAAATGGAGATTGAGCAACGTAAGCTCGATCTTGAAGAGAAGCGAATTGACCAAGCTACAGACCTAGCGCAGATTGAGGTCAACAAAATCGAAGCCGCCTCTAGTAGCGTGTTTGTCAGCGGCTGGAGGCCAGCCATCGGTTGGATCGGTGTGGCGGCTATGGGCTATCAGTTTCTGCTGTATCCGCTGTTCCAATGGTGCTGGAAATACTTGCAGGCTATGGGCTGGGTTCCTGTTGGTATGGATCCTCCGCCAGTACTAGACGCAGACCAACTTTGGGTGATATTATCAGGCATCTTGGGCATTGCCGGTATGCGTTCTTTTGAGAAGACCAAAGGCGTTGCCAGTAAATAAAAGGTAGCCCATGCCATTACAAAAAATTCTGTTTAAGCCGGGCGTAAACCGGGAGAACACACGCTACACCACCGAAGGCGGCTGGTATGAGTGCGACAAAGTTCGTTTCCGTCAAGGCAACCCAGAAAAAATTGGTGGTTGGACTACATTTGCAGCGGACACATTTCTAGGCGTATGCCGTTCGTTATGGAATTGGGTTACTTTAGCCGGTGAGAATTTAGTTGGTGTTGGTACTAACTTGTATTTTTACATTCTTAACGGCGGTACTTATTACGACATCACCCCTATACGTAAAACCGTTACGTTAACCAACCCTTTTACTGCAACGGCTGGCTCAAGCGTTATAGCAATTCTTGAAGTAGATCACGGATGCCTCAATGGAGACTCTGTTATTTATAGCGGTGCTGGTATTACAGGACTTGGCGGCAACATCACTGCCGCAGTGTTAACAGGCACGTTTCAGATTGCGTTTATAGACGACGATAACTACACAATTACTGTCTCTGCCACTGCAAACGCTACAGATGCTTCAGGCTCTCCCGGTGGCGGTACAGTCGTAACACAGTACGAAGTCAAT